CATATTGAAAAAGATAAAAAGATCTTAGAAGATCCTACTATCTCACCACAGATGCGTCGGCACACTGCTGATGAACTTGAGCATCTGGAAAGATATCACAAGGAACATCCAGATGATCATCATGATCCAACTTCATTTGAGATGTATTGCGATGAAAATCCAGAAGCAGATGAATGTAGGATTTACGAAGATTGATGGAAGGCGGATCTTTATTTAACCCAGGATTTTTAGGATCAAGTTTTCTCTGGTGGGTCGGTCAGATTGCTGACGATGCCACCTGGAGAGATAATATCCTGCCTGGCCCTCATAAAGACACTAAAAAACCTGATGGTTGGGGAAGAAGATATAAGGTAAGAATCATCGGTCTTCATGACCAGGGCGAAGAGTCTATTGACTCTGATCAACTGCCTTGGGCACAGATAATGTATCCTGTCACAGGTGGTGGTGGTCAAACCTCTGCGTCTCACACCTCAAACCTTAGACAAGGTATGATGGTGTTTGGATTCTTCCTTGACGGACAGGATCAGCAGATTCCAGTTATTATGGGAGTGCTTGGACATAATGTTCAGGTCCCATTGTCTGCGAAGATTGGTGATAATAGAGTCAATAATAATACCCCTGGTCCTCTTGCGACTAGTGGATATGCAGAGGGTAGAAATCCACCCCCTAACACTCCAGCTGAGGGTGGTCCAAATCCAGTTGTTCCTGATGACGATCTTAAGGTCACTAAACCTAAATCAGAGGCACAACAGCAGGAAGAAGCAGAGCCATCTCCTGGTGCTCAACTCAATCAATATGGATTAGATCCAAGTAAACCATTAACAGATCAACAATTCGCTGATATGCGAAGTGCTATTGCTGAGGCAGAAGCACTTGGGTATGAAAAGGGTAGTCCAGAGTATGAGGACCTTAAACAGAGGAGAGTTGCTGAGGGTATCCGCAACCGAAAGAAAGCAGCAAACTCCCCTGCAGCACCAGTTCAACCTGGACCAACACTTGAGGGTGTTGATGACGTAACTGTCATCTCTGCTGCTGACACAAAGAGAAATGATCATTACCGTCAGAAGAAGGTGATGTTGAGTGTATGTAGTTTCCCTCAATCAAACTCCAAGGGACTGCAGACGGTGCTTGACAATCTTGTTAAGAAGATAGAAAAGTATGTCAATACATTCCAAAGTTATATTGATAAGGTGTCAAGCACGATTGAAGACATCCAGCAAATTTTAAGAAATGCTGCATGTGAGATTGCAAAGTACATTAAACCCATGCTTGATAAAGTCATGGAGTTTGTGATGAAGAAACTGAATGAAGCACTTACAACTGTGGTTGCTGCTTTACCATCTAGTATGCGATCTCTGTTTATAGACATGAAGAAGGAGATCACGGAGTTGATTCTTTGTCTGTATAATAAAATTACTCAGGGATTATGTGATTTGATTCAGGCAATTCTTGACAAAGCACTTGATCTTGCTGGACTTGAGAATAAGGCAAAGGCAGCTGCTGCTAACTCAAATGGTGATGATGATGCATACAGGAGATTAGCACCTAAAGTCCCGCCATGTTATGCAGAAGATATTACAGCACAAGTTTTTGCTGTTTCTGGACCTGCAATCGATGAAGCAAATGAATCACTAATTCAAAATCTTGATAATTTTTTAGAGGACATCCAGAATCAACTTTCTGGAGTAAGTGGAGCACTTGATGGAATTATGAATAAGATTCCAGATATCTCTGGTAGTCTTACTGCAGCACTTGGATTTGAGAATATCAAAATCAATTTGTTTGGTTGCGAATTAGAACCTAATTGTCCCGTTGATGATTACTATACCATTCAAGGTGGTGGTGCAGGTCAACCAGACGCCAAACTGCCTAGTGATACATCAGTTGAGAAGGCAGCAGCAGCACAGGATCCTAGGGAGGTTGCGGCACCTAAAGAAAATATTGGATACATTCAACCAACTAGTGGTCAGCAAGATACTAAACCAAGTGGATCTGATTTTTCTAGTGTAAGTGTGGATCTTGATCCTGGAGCTCCAGACGAAGATGTCTCTGGAGCGTTAGATATAGCGTGATAAATACAAAATATGAAGACAAGATATAATCAATAATGTCGTTTAATCTCTTCGGACCTGCTACTGTTAATGACATTAGAGTCGGATATATTTCGACTACAAGAGGGTACGTTGATGGTGTTAGTAGATATGAGGCAAATGTATATGCTCAGTTAAATCCTGGCACTCAATTTATTTTTAAAAATAGAGATCTGATTAGATACCTCAATATTAATGAGGTAAATGCACTAACCCCCGATGATCTTTTACCAAATAGAATCCCCACGAACGGGTGTGATGATGAAAGTAAGAATACATTTGGATTAGATATTTACAATCCAGATGGTTCTATTAATACAGATGCTATTTCGATTGTCAATCCCGGTGGCGGGTCAGGGACTGGAGGACCTGGAGGCGGGTCAGGAACTGGTGTAAACGTAGGTCCTCCTAGAGTTTACATAAATGGTGGGGGTGGTGTAGGAGCAAATGCGAATGCTGTCATTGGAAACGATGGATCACTTCTCGCTGTTGACGTTATCGATGGTGGATATGGATATAGATTCCCACCTCAGGTTGATATCGTTGACCTTGAAGGATTAGGTTCCGGTGCGGTTGCCATTGCAAGTCTTTGTCCTCCTAGTAAGGTTGGGACACTTCAAACTTTTGAAAATGAAGAGGATTTTGAAGAGTATGATCTTAAGACCGGTGCTCCTCCTGTAGTTGATTTTGGTAGAAGATTTGGCGCTAATGGTGAAGATTTAGGCGAGTGGGATCCCACTTTATATGCATCTCTTAAAGTTGATCCAATTAGAAGAGAAATAATTGCTTATCAAGAGTTTTTAAGTAGTATTGGTGATGGATGGTGGAATACAAGAAAAGCAAGACCCATTGAAATTATTGGTCAAGATAAGAAAGGGAACGTAAAGTATGATGTCCAGCACTGGGCATGGGGTGGTTCGAGAGAAGTTAAAAATATTCCAAGTAAAAAAGAAAACTTTAGAGAAGTAGAGTTTAAAGTATACACTCAGGGTGGTAATCAGAAAGACAGAAAGTTAATGTTTACTTTCGTCGAGAAAAATGGTGACCATAGATTTAAAATCAAAGCAGAAAGTTTTCAAGATGCTAAAGTCAGTAAAGTTAAAATAAAGGTCAAACCAAATTCAGTTTACACTGTAAATGCATCTGGAAGATTTAAGGGAAAGGGTGTAGAGCAAGGTCTTATTGAAACTTTTGGTAGAAAACCAAAAGAACGTAATAGAAGATTTACTGATGGTAATAAAATCTTTGCAGATTTTGTAAAGAGCAATAATGATAATGATGATTTGCAGATTGAGGCAACTGTAGGTAAGTTCAAAACAGATAACAGAAGGAGACTTGATGGACATAGCACTTATGACCTAACTTATCAAGTTGAGGATTCGGGTCAATTTAGAGCAGAGAATAATACTAAAGTCATTAAAAAAATTGATGATAGTTTTATGAATTCATATGCTATCTCTCCTGTCCCACCATCTAACGTGCCTGGTAGTGATTTTGCTGGCATTCAATATTCATTTGTATACGAAGAATTATTTCCCTATGATGGTGAGTATATCTTCAAAGCGATGGCAGACAACATCGGTGAAGTATACATTGATAATGAATCAATATTTCAGTTTAGAAGATTCAAAGGAGCACCAGATGTAGTCAAGAAAAATATCAAGGCAGGTGTTCACAAGGTGAGATGTGATGTATTTAATGTTCCACAATATGAAAAAATAAAGACAACAGGACCACAACTAACAGGTAAAGTTCCTGTCAAATTTGATGTTTATGGTCAAGGCAAAAGATCTCTTCATTTAATTAAATATATCTTTACCTCTGAGGATGGAAGAGATTCCTTCACATTTAAACCAGAAAAAACTAGTGGTAGAAGATATTCTTATAGCAGAACAGTAAATGTTTTGCCTGGTGTGAATTATAAGGTGCAGGCAATAGCTGGTGGTAGCATCAACTCAGGTGAAAAAGAATATAATATTGAAATCGCAGACCGTGGAAGATTAGGCAGGGGTGATACGGCTGCAGTTAAAAATGTCTCTAGTAAGACAATCAAATTTACTGACTCAAGAAGTCAGGATGATACCGATGCAGAATTCAAAATCTTATCAACAGATCCTGGAGTAACTGCCAAGTTTACAGGAAGTAATGACAACGACCTCAAACTGGTTGTCAAAGGAAAGGGAAATGTCAATCTTCAATTGAAGTGGGATGACGATCCAAACAGTAATGGAGAGGCAGTTGGTAATATTAAAGTTGCTGGCGAGACATTTAAACAAACAGCATTTAAAAATAAAAAAGGAGACGTAACAAAAACTGTCAAGATTGGTGGTTCTGTTAGTGGAAGTCTTAGATTAGAACAAGGAACACTTAAGAGAGGTTCATTTACAAAAGGTGGCAAAGGGTTAGAAAGTTCTGGTAAATCTGATCTTATCTTTGCTGATATTGTTACATCAGCAAATGATAATGATGACATGCAAATTCGCTGTGGATCTGGAGAGTTTACTCCATCCAATAAAAGAAGAGCTAAAGGACGTGGATCCACTTATGACTTGACATTTAGAGTTGAGAGAGATATTCCTAAACAACAGACAGGTGAATCAACACAATCCACTGGCGAAAAACCAAGAGAAATCTTTAATACTCTTGACTACATCAACAAAGCAGACAGAAAACTTTGGAAAATCAATCCAAATCCCGGTAGAGACTCTGATTTTTTGAATAGGTTTGGTGTACTGCCATTTAATCCTGCTGCTGTTGAGAGAGAAGAGGTTCTTGTTCCTGTCAAGTCACCACCTCAACCAAAACCAAGAGCAACAATTGAAAGAGATGGCGATGAATTATTCCTTAAAGTTAGTGGCGGTGGTAGAGTTAAAGTTGATTTTAGATTAAAGGTCGATGATAACTTAGTTACTTCTGGTGTTTTTGCAAGAGAAATCGTTATCAAGACTGATGATAATGATTTAAAACTTAAAAGGGATCTTAGAGTAGTTCGATATAGAAAAGGAACTGGATTACGTGGTAAAGAGAAAGAGACAATCACAGGTTCTGGCACCTTTACTGGTGGAAAAACATATCGTATTAAAGTAATTGGTGGTAGTTCAACATCTGGTTTCAAACAAATTGATAGAACTACGGTAGGATTTGATGATGACATTCAAAATGGATATGATAGAAATGGATTGCTTAGAATTACAAAAGTCAAAATTCTTCAAGAATCAGATTCAAGATACGAAACCAAACAGAATCAAGTTACTAAAGTTGTAAAAAAATACCCTCAAAAACCAAATGCTTCAACTGATGCTTTTGCTGGCATACATGTCATAAGATGGGAGAGTGTTGATTTCCCAGTTGATGGCAACTACACTATCTCAACCATGGTTGATGACAACGCTAGAATATTCATTGGTAATCGTGATGGAAAAGGAAAGAAAGGAATTGGTAATGGTCTGAGAAGTGTCGAGAAAGGTGGTGATGAAGTCATCATTGAAAAACAAGGATTTGCTCAAGGATCTAGCACAGGAAAAAGTGTAGACACAAGATTTTTTAGAAAAGGAAAGTATAGAATACGTGTTGAACTTGAGCAAATACCAGGTAAACCACTTGCCAAGGGCAATCCCATGGCGGTTGCTATTCAAATAAAAACTCCACGCGCTGAAGTTCAAGAAGTCATATCAGCAAGAAGTTGGAATGATAATCCAATGGGTGTTGCGCTAACAATTGATCCTCCACTACCTCCTATTCCACAGGAACCAATTCCAAAAGCACCTGGTAGATGTCCTAATAATCCCATCTGGTCCACTAGATTCCCTAATGGAGAAAAGAAGTGGTGGCCAGTTACACACGTCAACCAAAATGGATCTAAAACTTGGTCTAAGTTTATGAATCGTTTTGCTGCATCACCAATTCCTCCCCTCAGCACAAAGGGAACTGCTCAAGGTGATATTATTTTTAGTAACTCTTGGAATGTAGAGGTTCCATATGATGGATTCTATGGAATGAAGGGGACTGTTGATAATGGTGGAAGAATTTTAGTCGATGGAAAAGTCATTCTTCAAGGTGGATATTTTTCAGAGACACAATTTAGAGGTCCCAACAGAACTCTGGAGGGGTTCTCCTCTGAAACTCCACAAACTGTTAAATTTCCTTTGACCAAAGGTAATCACACTGTAACTGTTGAAGTTGAAAACAGAGCACAGACTAAGCAAAAGAGAATTAAGAGGACGATTTTTAATACTGCTGACTGGGCAGTTGAGCAGGATATTCCTGTAACACAGAACAATACTTATGATGTAGTTTATCTTGGTCTTCATCCTAGAAATAAAAAGTTAAGAGTTTCTAGAGACAGAAAAAGAGTTGATTTTGTTGATGGTGGTGGAAGTGATATTAATGGAAGTCTAAGAATCATGTCTGGTGATGCAACATTTTCTGCTGACGGAAGAAAAATTTCAGGAAAAGGAGTTATCAAAGCAAGACTTGGTTGGAATGATGATCCAAATAATCAAGGAGTTGCTATTGAGGGTGTTGTTATTAATGGTGTAAGACTCACAAGAAGTAGTGTATCAAAAACTGGAGTAAAAACTTTTCCAATCCAAGTAGCAAACCGTGGAAGTTTAGGTAGGGGAACAAGTGCTGCAGTCAAATCTGTTTCAAATAAGACAATTAAATTTACTGATTCTACTAGTCAAATGGATACTGATGCAGAGTTTAAAATTTTATCGACAGACCCTGGGGTAACTGCTAAGTTTAGTGGAAGTAGAGATGAAGATCTTAAATTGATTGTTAGGGGAAATGGTAATGTAAATCTTCAATTAGAATGGGATGATGATCCAAACAGAAATGGAGAGGCAGTTGGTAACATCAAAGTTGCGGG